ACGAAGGCAAGATTAAACAGAACGAAGAAGAAATTAAAGTTCTGAATGACTCCCATGAAGAAGAGGTTAAAGAGAAAACCAGAGCACAGCATGATTTTAAGGTTGCTGTTCAGGCAGTCGATGAAATGAAAAAAGAAAAGGGCGAGAAAATAAAGCGACAAGAAAAGAAAAGAATAAAAGAGATCGTTTCTATGCCCGAAGAAGAAAGAGTGTCGGCTCTTGCTGATGAGTTCGGATTGGAGATCGTTGAGGTTGAAGAATGAAAACCACAACAATTATCTTATTAATAACTTTATTTCCAATAACTTGCTTTGCTAATGGTAAAATCGCTGCGATAAAGAAAGGTCAAAGAGCACCATTCAGTGGTATACTATTAGATAAGTCCGCAGAAGCAACAATGGCAGCAAAAAGAGAAAGCGCTGTTAAGATTTGTGAGATGAATAAAGACTTCTCAATAAAAAAGATTACAGCCGAATGTAATTTTGAAAAAAGACTCATTACTATTGAGAGAGATACAGGCAAGAAAAAGTTTGACGAACTTATGAGACTCAAGAATGCCGAAGTAAAAAGATTAGAAGAAGTTATTAAAAAATCACAGAAACCAGATTATACTAAGTTATGGTTTGTTGGTGGTTTTGTTGCTGGTGTTGGATTGTCAATTGGCATCTTTTATGCCGCAGCGCAGGCGAGTAAATGAACAATAAAGATCTAAACTACATCGCTGGATTAGAGAAGGCAATAAAACAAAAGTACGGTGAAGAGGCAGTTCAGAATCCCTCTTCAAATTGGACGCCGGAAAAAGAAAAAGAATACCTTCAACAATTAAAAGAAAATAAGGTTAAAGAGATGACTGCTGATCGCGTTGAAGAGCATGAGGGATTTTTATTTTCTGCAAAACTAATTAAGAAGGATAGTAAGAGTGTTTGTGATGTATGCTCAAATATTCTAAAACAGCAGGATATGCTGTACGAAACAAAATACGAATGCTGTCGGAACTGCTACATACAACATGTAGAGGGCAGAGAAGACAGATGGGAACAAGGTTGGAGACCAGATAATGTCTAAAGAAGCACTTGAAGTATACAGAGGAATTAGTCAAGCAATGGGTTATGCTTACGATGGAGCCCATGATGAAGACGGCAAACCAATTGAAATTGGTCTAAGAAGAGATGTTAAAGATCCTACACTCGATTCTAGAAGCGGTCATATGGACGGTTTTGGTGTAAAGATGTACGGAAACAAATTAATTGTTAACTATCATTCAGAAGCACCGATGCCAGAGGTCCACAAGAAAGGACCAAGTGCTTTTGAGTCAGAAGTCGAGCAAAGGTTTGCCAATATTGCAAAGTTCCTTAAGGATCGTTACAAAAAGGCGACAAGCAAAACCCTGTCTTTAAATCCAGACGGTGATGCTGATATTCTCTTACAGTATATGAACCGTAAGAGAAGTTGGATCCAGGCAACAAAGATCTACACCATTGGTGGTTTAGGTGATAGCGTTGTTGAACCAGAAAGAAAACCATTTGATCCAATTAGAGATTTCTTAAAGACACACAAATACGGGAAGTAATGGCGCGTGGTTTAACCAAAACGCAGATAAAAAAAGAGATTATTGCCTGCGGTAAAGACCCAAACTACTTTATCAACAATTACGGAAAGATTGCTCACCCAATGAAGGGAACAATTCCCTTCTCTATGTACCCTTTCCAGAAAGACGTTGTAAAAGATTTTCAAGATAATCGTTTCAATATTATTCTAAAGGCACGACAGTTGGGTCTCTCAACTGTTTCTGCTGTTTATATTGCGTGGTTTGTTTTGTTCCATAAAAATAAGAATGTTGTCGTAATGGCAACCAAGTTATCAACCGCAGCGAACTTAGTCAAGAAGGTAAAGTTCGCCCTCAAGGCAATACCAGACTGGATGATTATCTCAGAACTAGTGACTGACAACAAAAATTCTTTTGAATTGTCTAACGGATCACAAGTAAAAGCAATTTCAACATCAGGTGATGCGGGTCGTTCAGAAGCGCTCTCTTTACTCGTTATTGATGAGGCAGCAATTATTGAAGGTCTTGATGATTTGTGGGCAGGTTTGTATCCTACCCTATCAACTGGTGGTGATTGTATCATCATTTCAACACCAAAAGGCGTAGGCAACTTATACCACAAGTTATATTCAGAGGCAGAACAAGGTCTTAATGATTTTAATCCAATAGAACTGAAATGGGATGTCCATCCAGATAGAGATCATAATTGGTTTGAGAAAGAAACAAAAAATATGTCAGCAAGAGAGATCGCGCAGGAGTTGGAGTGCAACTTTAACATGTCTGGTGATACTCTTATTCATGGTAAGGATTTGGTTCGTATCGAAAATGAAGAACTGTTAGAACCAGAGTATAAAACCGGATTTGATCGTAATCTATGGATTTGGAAGAATGCTGAGGAAGGTAAAAAATATTTTATGGTTGCTGACGTTGCTCGTGGCGACGGCAAAGACAACTCCACTTTTTACGTTTTTGAATCAGACACTATGGAGATTTGCTGTGAATATCAGGGTAAATTACCACTTGATAGTTTTGCACGTATAATCCATGATACATCAAAGAGTTATGGCATGTGTATGACTGTTGTAGAGAACAACTCAGTCGGTATGACAGTCTTAACAAAATTAAAAGATTACGGTCATCCCAACATTTACCATTCTAGAAAATCAACTCATGAATATGTTGAAGCATCATACACCGAACAAACTTCAATCATAGCTGGGTTTTCAACAACAGTTAAAACAAGACCTATGATTATTGCCAAGTTAGAAGAATTTATTCGCAATAAAGTATTGAAGATTAGATCACGAAGATTATTTAACGAATTAAAAACATTTATTTGGAATAATGGCAAAGCAGAAGCGATGCGTTCTTATAATGATGACTTAGTTATGGCGTGTGCTATTGGATGCTGGGTAAGAGATACAGCATTAACTGTAAATCAACAAGAAATAGAGTATAAAAAATCTATGCTTTCTGCTATAATGACAAGCAATAAGTCATTAGATACTAGAATTGTTGGGATGGAAAGGAATCCGCAAGATAATTATATCTATGGTGGCAACGCAAAACAAAAAACAGTAAAGATACATAAACTACCGTTTTTTATAAAATAGGAACTGACCAATGGCAGAGAACAAGAAGAACCCAAGAAATCCAAATAGTCCTTTATTCCAAAGATTAACAAGACTGTTTTCGGGTCCAATCGTAAATTACAGAGCACAACAAGTAAGAAATAACCGAAAATATTCAGTAGATAAGTACGGTTCTAAATTTAGATCGGTCGGCGGTCAGTCTTTTAAGCGCAAGTCATATAATCCTTATGAGTCAATTTCAACTGCGATGATGAATTCATATAATCGTGTTGAAAGATATTCCGACTTTGACCAAATGGAATTTATGCCGGAATTAGCATCTGCTTTGGACATTTATGCTGATGAGGTCACAACACACTCTGAATTTCATAAGTCATTGATTGTTGACTGCCAAAATGAAGAAATTAAAGATATATTAGAAACATTATTTCATAAAGTCCTGAACGTTGATGCTAATCTTTTTGGATGGGTCCGTTCCATGTGTAAGTATGGTGACTTCTTTGGGTACATGGATATTGATGAAGAGATCGGCATTAAATCATTCATTGGTCTCCCGGTCAGTGAAATTGAGAGGATGGAAGGGACTGATCAGTCTAACCCAAATTATGTACAGTACCAATGGAACGTGGGTGGTTTAACATTTGAAAATTGGCAACTTGCACATTTTAGAGTGTTAGGCAATGACAAATATCAACCATATGGAACATCAGTGCTGGATCCCGGTCGCAGAATTTGGAGACAATTAACTCTTCTTGAAGATGCCATGATTGCATATAGAGTTGTTCGTTCCCCACAGAGAAAACAATTTAAGATTGATGTTGGTGGCATTCCACCAGAAGAAGTAGAACAATACATGCAAAAAATCATCACCATGATGAAACGCCATCAGGTTGTCGATGATAAAAATGGTCGCGTTGATTTACGTTATAATCCTTTATCAATCGAAGAGGATTACTATATTCCAACAAGAAATGGACAGTCATCAGTGGATATTTCAACTGTGCAGGGTGACACTTGGGGCACAGCAATTGAAGATATTAAATATCTACAAAATAAGTTGTTTGCCGCAATTAAGATCCCGATGTCTTACCTTATTAGAGGTGATGGAGCAACAGAAGAACAAGCATCACTTGCACAGAAAGATATTAGATTCGCAAGAACAATCCAAAGAATTCAAAGAGCCGTTGTTGCAGAATTAGATAAGATGGCAACAATTCATTTATATACTCTTGGTTACAGAGGAAATGATTTAATCGGTTTTGATTTAAAACTTCACAACCCATCAAGAGTTTCTATGTTACAGGAAATGGAGATGCTAAATCAAAGATTAGATGCAGCGTCTAAAGCAAGAGGCGATGTTTACAGCAATCGTTGGATTGCAAAAAATATTTTAGGTTTATCACAGGAAGAGTTAGTTCGGAACACAAGAGAAAAATTCCATGACAAACAAATTGAAACAGCATTGGCAAAAGTAGCAGAGACACAGGGTGAGGGTCTTGCCGCTGAAACCTTAACAGGCGGCGGATTCGGCGGCGTTGGTGATATAGGTCTCGGTGCTGACACCGGACTTGGCGGTGACACTGCTGCCCCAGAAGAGGACTTGGGCGTTGATTTGGGTGCAGCAGCACCTGAAGCGCCATCGCCTGAAGCACCTACACCAGAACCTGCCGCTGCTGCCGAGGAAGATGTTCTCTTAGCAACCCCAGAGGGTGGTGGAAAGCGTCATGATGATAAACAAGCAGCAATTTATACAGAGTTTGCTGATGGATCTTATACTGGACCAAAAGACAAGGGCAAAAGATATAAGAAGGTAGAGCGAGATAGACGAAAAATTGCCAAGGCAAGAGAGTCTTGGGGTGTATCTGGTCCACGAAAACCACGCAATGTTTTTGCATCAATGGCAGGTGGTGCGTTTATTAAAGAAAACAAATCTAATTATAGTGAAGAATTTGAAAATAGAATGTCTTCATTGAATGAAGAAATGGATAGAATACTGTCAGAGGACTTATAGAATGAATCATAATAAGAGAAGAAATACTGCATTTTTATATGAGGCATTGGTTAGAGAATTAACCAAAAGTGTTGTTGCTAAGGATGAAAACAGAAAAACTGCTATAATGGCAGTAATGAAAGAGTTCTTTAATAATAATAGTGTTTTGAAACAAGATTTAAATCTTTACAAAGAGATTGTAGAAACACGCGGAACAACTAAAGACGCAGCAGAGAAGATTATTGGATATGTTCGTAAAGAGCGTGAAAGATTAAATGCTGAGAAGTTGTTTGAAGCACAAACAAGTCTTATCAATAAGATCCATAACAATTTAAGTGAAGATGTGTTTTCTAACTTTGTACCAAACTACAAGGCATTGGCAAGCATTTACCAAATGTTTTCACCAAATACAAAAATTAAAAACAAGGTTTTAATGGAAAATGTTGTTGTACAGTACATGGCATCTTTGCCTCAAAAATTAAATGAAGAAAAGAAAATTAACAATGCAACAATGAAAATCTTTTCTTCTAAGTTCAACAATCACTATAATGGTTTGCTAGAGGAACAAAGAATTTTGTTATCAAAATATATTTCATCTTTTACCGACAATGGTCTTGAATTGAAGATGTACCTTAATGACGAATTAGCAAGGATCAAAGAAGCAATTACCGACGCAAAATTTGAAGGTGAGTTGCAAGAAAAAATTAATAAAGTAACTTCTGTTATTGATGGGTTTAAGGGTGAACTAATCAATGAAGATATGTTAAAACAAATTATGAAAATGCAACAACTTGTAAGAGAGATTGTAAACAATGATTAGTATTGATGAGATCAAGGTTAAAATTGACGACGAGAAACCAGACAAGATTACCATATCTGTTGTTGAACCACAACCAACATCGATTGACGTCGCTGTTGAACCAATTCCATCGCAACTTCTTTCATTAGATATTCGTAAAACATTAGACAATAATTACATTATTTACGATCACCCGCTTTTTGACATTGTTGTTAATCCAGATAAGAAGAAGATCATGACTTTTGTCAATAAAAAAAGAAAAACTTCTGCTTATCCACACCAAGATGCATTCTTTGAGTTTCTGAAAAGACGCGGCGTTATTTTACCAGACACTGTTAAGGGTGGAAATATTTTTGGCAGCATTGAAGCAACTTATCCTGCGAATAAAAAAATAGATGTTATTAAAGTTGTTCTTTTAAATATCTTTATGTTTTTTAGACAAGAGTTACCAACACTTAAAAAATCGCTTGATTACGATTTTGAGGTTGACAAGATGCTTGTCGAACCAGATGTTGGGGACAGCACAGAGTATGGTGAAGTTCCACAACAAAAGAAGAAGGGCGCTATGGATCCTTTTTATACGCAATATTACGGTTTACTTTACAGGATATAAATGTCTTTACTTTGGTTTGTATTAACGTGTTATGGTTTAACACAAATTTTGGTATATGGTTCAATTTTTAATAGTTTAAGACCTAAGCACGGTTTTTTAGGTGAGTTACTAAAATGTCCTATGTGTACAGGGTTTTGGGTTGGTACATTAGTTTTTCTAATTTCGCCTTGTACGGAACTATTTACTTTTGAGTATAATATAATCAACATGTTTTTATGCGGTTGGTTAAGTTCGGGGACTTCATATGTACTCTGTACTGTTTTCGGAGACGAGGGAATAAATGTTAAAGGGAATTAACAATTACGTTGAAACAAAGTGGATGCTTCAGCCACCACGCCTTTGCTGTAAAGGCAGTTATATCGGGCGGGTGACGCCCGCAGGAGAATTTTGATGAACCTAAATGAGATTAAAAAAATGGTTGTGACATCTCTTATTCAGGAGAGAGTTGGTTATTACGGTGCTATGGATGGAGATGCTGGCGGTGATGCTGATGCTCCTGACATTCAAGGTATTGTTGACGACGCTGAAAATGAAATAAAGCAAATGATTGCAGCGCAAGGCAATATTCTTGATGCTGTTGCAACAGAAATTGCTGAAATGGCAGGACCTGCATTAGTTCAGGCAGGAGTCCCAGGTGGAGAAGTTGTTAAATTAGTTTCTGATTTTTTAACTCAAATGCACGACGCAGTTCGTATCTCAAAAGAAAAAAGACAAGAAATCGGCGCAGGACCATCCACACCAGAATTAAATACAAAAGTGGGGGACGAATAATATGTCTGATAAAGTATTACTAAGAGAATATTACGCCCTTTGTGAAGGTGGGTATTGTGACGATCTTCTAACGGAGTCTGAGAAGAAGGATATTCGTGAGAATAAAGCATGGTATTTAACTGGTATTTTACAAAAAGGAAATACCAAAAATGGTAATGGTAGAAAGTATCCATCGCATGTTCTTGAAAGAGAGATGAAAAACTACGATATGCTTATCAAACAGAAGAGAGCATTTGGTGAGTTAGATCACCCAGACACATCAGTTGTTGATTTAAAGAATGCATCACACATGGTTACTCGCTACTGGATGGATGGCGATGCTGTCATGGGTGCTATTAAGATTTTAGATACACCATGTGGCGAAATCGTTAAGGGCATCGTTAAATCAGGTGGTCAAGTTGGAATTTCGTCAAGAGGTCTTGGATCTGTTGTAAATGAGTCAAACGGAACGAGCATCGTTCAAGAGGATTTTACTTTAATCTGCTTTGACATTGTTGCTGACCCATCAACTCCAGGCGCATTTATGAACCCGCAAAAAATTAGGGAGTCAAAAGAATTAAAAGTGCATGATAAAGATTATCGTGTGAATTCAATCATAAACTCAATTTTGGATTAAAATGAAGAAAGAACAATTTAAGAAAATGTTGAAACCTATTATCAGAGAGTGTATCCAAGAGGCGCTAGTTGAATCTAATATAATTTCAGGAATTATTTCTGAGGTTGTTAAAGGCATGGGTGCTCAACCACAGCAGACAAAAATCACTGAACAAAAGAAGAAATATGAGAGTGATGAAGATGCAAAGAAAAGACGCCAAACAAGAGAGAATAAGTTGAATGAAACAAGACAAACTCTTTTAGGTGCAATTAATAAAGATGCTTATGGTGGTGTTGATTTATTTGAAGGTACAACACCAATGCAAGAATCAAAATCAGGCGGCGCAGGCAGCGCACTTTCAGGTGTTGCAGCAGACGATGCTGGTATTGATATTTCAGGAATTTTAAATATTGGCGGCGACAAGTGGTCAAAATTAATATGAGGTTAAAATGAGTGCAACAAATATTCATGTTAAGGCAAGAAGGAATGAACCCGGTGAGGCATTAATAAAAAGATTTAGCAGAAAAGCAAAACGAGAGGGTATCGTTGAAGAATACAAAAAAAGAATGTATTACGAAAAACCCTCTGTCAAGAGAAGAAGAGATAAATTGAGAAGAAAAAGAGTTTTAAAGAAACTATTTATTCAACAGAGCGGAGAGAAAGATGTCAAATCCAAATGAAAAATTTGCAGACCAAAGATTTAAATACCCAAGTCCCGGCGTTAGCGCTGTTGGTCAATATCAATTAAGCGGTATTCCATTCGCCTCTGCTTCAATTTTAGTAAATGAGGGCGGCGAGTCACCAACAGAGGTTAATTTTCCCTATGTTACTAAATTTATTACAGTTCAGAATCTTGCGACTGGATCAAATAAACCTTTAAGGTTGGGGTTTTCAGAACTTGGCACAACCGGTTCTGCGGTTAATGACGGTTTTGATAATTTTTTCGTATTAGATAACGGCGAATCGTTATCTGCGGAAATTAGAGTTTCAAGTATATATCTACTCGGAGCAGAGAGACCACTATTCGCTGGACATGATTGCATTAGAAATCAAACTACCGCATCAGTAATTGCGGGCATGACTGGTATTCCAGCAGCCAAATTACAAACTAACTGGTCAGGAACCTCTGGAGTAGGTTAATGATAAGTGGACTCGGTGGTCGTCACGGAAGTCTTTCATCTCGATCAAACGGGAAGATTCGTGTTGAAGATCGCGTATCTAACTTTCTAAACCTTGTAAAATCAATTGCTGGTGAAGACTTATTGTTTTGTTTAGACGCATTTTCTATTAAAGACATCGCAGTTGGTGGCACAATAACAAACTGGTTTGATGCCTGGGATGTTTTTAACACCAATTTCACTTCAACCGATAAACCTACTCTCGATGTATTCAATGGCAAACCGGTTGTTTCATTTAATGGATCAAGTAATTTTATGAGCACTGCTGCCAATGCCACTCAATTAAATTCTAAGACCGCCCTTTCGCTTGTATACTTTTCAAAAAATGAAAGTTCCGCTGATCCGCTTCAAGTCATAATGGAATACGGCGACCTTTGGTACAACATGAATGGACTCTCTGTTATTCTAGCAAGGGACGAAAATGATTTCGCAGTATACAATGGTCAAGATCAACACTCAGATGGCACAGCAGTCGGTGGCATCGCTGGTGCTGACGGAACAAATGTTACAGTAAATAATCCTTTAGCACTTGGGGTGGTCTTTAATCGAAATGCCCCCGGCGCTGGTGCTGGTTTAGCCACGAAACCCTATGTTAATGGTTCACCAGTTGCCACATCAAATATTTACACTGGCGGTGCAACATTTAATATTGATAGTGCTTGGAAGTCTAATGACAAACTTCACCTGGGTCGCCGCAACGGTGGCACGACTTTTCATTTAAATGGTTCAATTGGTTGTGTTGTTGCGATTACAAGAGTGCTGACTGATGGAGAAATGAGTCGATTACAAAGTGCCGTGCTTAATAGATACAATGTAGGTGCGTTTGCATCTCCCACATAAGGAATAATTAAATGTCTACAAAACCATTGCCAATAACTTATTACATTGTAACTGAATCCAACTCTGGTGGCAACGGCACACCAGTAAAGAAAGGATTCAGTAAATACAGAGTTCTTGGAGATTGGGGACACACGACTCCTCCAAATGCTATTATTTCAATACAAACCACTTGGACAGAATTCAATCTTCAAGAATGGATAATCAACGCTGGTTATACTATTCCAGTTACGCCCATTCGCCCCTAAAGCATTTTACCTTTTTTATAACTATTTATTGTAGCGTAAATTAGGAGTTTACTTATGTCATCTATGTTAGAACAAGCAATTATCGATGCAACTGCCCTTAGAGAAGCAGCCATTAAGAGCGCGGAACAAGCAGTTGTAGAAAAATATTCACCAGAAATCAAGGAAGCAGTTGAAAAACTTATGGAAGAGAATGATTTCGAAGAGAACAAGACTGTCGATGAACAGATCGCTGAATCAGATGAGAAAGGTAAAGGTTATGCTTTCGTTGAAAATACAGAACTAAGTGACCTCCAACAAGAAGAAGTAATTGACATTGATGTCAAGTCTTTATTTGAGCAAGTTCAGAACGAACAACTTGAAGAAATGGTAGAATTAGAAGAAGACATCTTTGAAGAGGAAATCGACGTAACAGATTTAGTAGACCTTGAGACACTTGAGGATACAGACAATGTTGACGACATGACATTAGATGACCTTGCAGAAAAGGTTGAACTTTCAGAAGAACTAGAAGAGTCAATGGAAATTGATTATACACCAGTTCCAGTTGGTCAGACAACAGGGTTTGGTGCAACAAGAGCACAGCAGGCAGAGCAGGCAATGTTAATGGACGTCATGCTCGCCGTTGAAGAAGAAAACTCCAAATTGGAAAAGAAAAACGAATCTTTGGTTAAGACCAATGACAAATTAAAAGAGTCTAACCAAAAACTAAAAGAAACAGTGCAGAATATTGCTGAGAAATTTGAGGAAATCAAATTGGTAAACAGCAAGTTGTTCTACACAAACAAAACTTTAATGGACGACTCCCTGAATGAGCGACAAAAGGGCAACCTTGTCGAGTCTATTAATAATGCTCAGACTTCTGAGCAAACGAAGATTGTCTATGAAACTCTTAAAAGCACAGTGGGCAATGCTAACATCAATAAGCAACCGGAATCATTGAGTGAGGCAGTAGGCAAGCGATCTTCAACATCTTTATTGTTAAAAGCGAAAAAAAGCGACGAAAAGCAGGTTGTCAATGAAGGCAACATCTTTGCTGATCGTATGCAAATTTTAGCAGGCATTAAATATCAAAAGGAGGATTAAAACATGTCAAACATAGTCGAAAGATTAACAGAAAACATCGTTGCTCGTGATCTCCGTCAAGAAGGCGCTGCCCTAGTTTCCAAATGGGAAAAAACAGGTCTACTTGAAGGACTCGGTAACGATAGAACAAAGGACAATATGTCCCGTCTCTTAGAGAACCAAGCCAAGGAACTTCTACGTGAAGCATCCACAATGGCAGCAGGCGATGTCGAAGGTTTCGCCGCCGTCGCATTCCCAATCGTCCGTCGTGTATTCGGCGGTCTACTCGCTAACGATCTCGTTAGTGTACAACCAATGAGTCTCCCAAGTGGACTCATCTTCTTCCTAGACTTCACTAAGGGTCAGACCCGCGTTGGTGACGTTGCTGGAGATTCCGTTTACGGTGGTGATGCTGTTGGTCAGCAGATCACTGGCGGTGTAAACCTAACTGGCGTTAATAATGAGAAGGGTCTATACAACCTAAATAACGGTTACTCATCACCAGTTTCTGGTGGTAACACAAGCACTGGTCTCAGAACAATCGTTGCTTCTGGTGCATTTGACGGCGCAGGTGAGTTCCAACTCATGGCAGTAAGTCCAGTAACTACTAACGCAATTACTGCTGCTCAGGCAAGAGAGATCTTGCGTTATGACCCAGATATTGCTTCTGGTTCACCAGTTATTATCATTAGTTTGGAGGTTTCAGAACTTCCACAACTAAACAAGGATGACCTCGTTGCCATTCAGTTTGGTGAGGCAGAAGGTGTTCCACTAAGTGGTGCCATTGGTCAGCGTGGTCTAAGTCAGGCACGCCGTTTGACCTCATACCTCGCAGCAGATACTAGTCGTGGAACTGCTTACGCTGTTCTCGTTGGTACTGGTACAATTAACTACCAGGCTGCTGCAAGTACCGGTGTTAACAAGGTCCTTCACGAAGCACAGGCTGCTGTCGCTGATGCCTGTAAATACATGGAGCACACAACCGCTGATAACTTCGCTACTGGTCTCGGTAACCCCGGTTCAGTTGCTGGTACAGCAAACTGGTTGCTAGAATCTGACGTAACAACCGTTAGTGGTAACTTTGGTGACGTTTCCGCAGCAATTCCAGAGATCGACATCAAGGTAGACTCTATTGCTGTAACAGCAATCACCAAGAAACTCCGCGCTAAGTGGTCACCAGAATTAGGTCAAGACCTAAACGCTTACCACAACTTGGACGCTGAAGTTGAGTTAACTGGTATTCTTTCTGAGCAGGTCGCTCTAGAAATCGATCGTGAGATCCTAGAAGACCTTATCAAGAGAGCAACTGCTGGTACACTCCACTGGTCACGTCAACCCGGTAAGTTCTTAAACCGTGAGTCTGGCGCTGCTATCGAGACCTTTGGTTCTTCAGCAGGTTACCCAGAGTTTACTGGTACTGTTTCTGAATGGTACGAGACCCTCATTGAGACTGTCAATGATGTTTCTGCTCGTATCCACAGAAAGACACTTCGCGGTGGTGCTAACTTCCTAGTTTGCTCACCAGAAGTTGCCAACCTACTTGAGTTCACCGCTGGTTTCCGCGCAAGCGTCAGCGTTGATTCAAATGGTACCGCTGGTGCCGTAAACGTTGGTTCAATCTCTAAGAAGTTTGACGTATACGTCGATCCATACTTCCCACGCAATGTATTGCTCGTCGGTCGTAAGGGTAACAGTTTCCTAGAGAGTGGATATGTTTACGCTCCATATGTCCCACTACAGGTCACACCAACAATCTTCGGTACCGAGGACTTTGCACCACGTAAGGGTGTAATGACTCGCTACGCCAAGAAGATGGTTCGTCCAGACATGTATGGTCTAGTAATCTGCCACGATCTCGTTGGTTAATTGCTAATGCGTAGTTAAGGGTTGCCCCTCATCCGTTTCGGCGGGTGGGGGGTTTCTCTTTAATAAAACTATTTAGATAGTAGGAGATTAGATGAATGTCTGTACCAGTTTTAACACCATCAAGTAATTCAAGCAAAGTCATTTTGCCAATTACAGGAACACCCGACAATGTAAATGATAGTAGTAATCCATTACCATTTGGTTTTTATATGCAAGGATTAGATTTTGCAGCGTTTGCTTCAGGCGCAGCAGATCAGGTTAGTTTTGTTTACAAGAAATTAGGTGGCGATGTATTAGATGTTGAGTTAACCCAGTATAATGTTTATGCCGCTTATGAAGAAGCAGTATTAGAATATTCATACTTGGTAAACATCCACCAAGCAAAAAACTCATTAAACAACCTACTTGGCGCTACAACCGCTTCTTTTGATGAAGACGGGCAGATTGTCGAAGGGGATCCTTTAAGTGGCACCAACGTCGAAATGACGCTTCCTAGATACACATTTGATTATACAAGAAGAGTTGCTGAAGGTATTGCTACAGAAGCAGGTGCTGGCGGTGGTTTAACTTATTACACCGCATCTTTTATTCCAACTGCCAGTGTGCAAGATTATGATTTACAACAGATTGTAAGTTCCTCTGTAGAAAATGGAGACTTAACTTTAGATAGTGGTGATACAGTTGGTAATAATAAGATCATCATTCGTCAAATGTATTACAGAACTCCTAGATCAATGTGGAGATTCTTTGGATATTATGGTGGTTTGAATGTTGTCGGTAACTTATCAACTTATGGTCAATATGCTGATGACTCTACGTTTGAAGTTATTCCAACATGGCAGAATAAACTTCAGGCGATGATGTACGAGGATTCAATCTACACAAGAACATCTCACTACTCATATGAAATTATTAATAACAAGTTAAGGTTATACCCAACACCAACAACTACTTCACCAGATCGTTTTTATTTTAGATTTACTGTGAAGAAAGATTCGTTTGAAGAATATGGAGATCGTAAAAATGGTGGTCGAGGTGTTAACAACATGAACAACCTACCATTCCAGAATATTCCATACTCATCAATTAACTCAATTGGTAAGCAGTGGATTCGCAGATTTGCTTTAGCGCTTTGCAAAGAAATGCTTGGACAAATCAGAGGAAAGTTGGGTAATGTTGTTCCACTTCCAGGTGGTAATGTTTCACTAAACGCAACCTCTTTATTATCTGAAGCATCAAAAGAGATGGGCGAATTGAGAACAGAACTTAAGACAGTGTTGGACGAATTAACTTACGAGAAGTTATTAACAAAAGACGCTAATATGACTAAAACAACTGCGGATACATTAAGTAAAGTCCCAGTTCCATTATTTGTAGGATGATAAATTATGGCAGATGATAAATGGACAAGACCTGATGCACCGCCCCCACCACTTTTTACGGGGCAAAAGGAAGCAGACTTTGTTAAACAAATCAATGACGAAGTTATTGAACGTGTTGTTGGTCAACAGGTTCTTTATTTTCCTATCTCTAGGGAACACTCAAACTATCATCCACTTTATGGTGAGTCAATAGAGAAAACATACTTGCCACCAATTAGAGTATACAGTCGTGTAACATGGCAGGGAACCAAGACTGAATTTACAAAATACGGTGTTGATAGAAGACCACAAATTAAAGTTGATTTTCACAAAAGACGTTTGACAGAGGATCAGGATCTTTATGTTCGCGTTGGAGACTTTGTTCGTTATGGCGATTTTGATTATGAAATTGTTGAATTAAGTGAACCAAAACTACTCTTTGATCAGACAGATAAAAGTTTTGAGATTAGTGCAACTTGTATTTTGGCAAGAGAAGGAAAGTTTAACCCATAGGATTATTAAATGCTACCAAAGTATATTGAAGAAAATTATAAATTCAACAACTATCGTGATGCACTAAAGAAAGCAGACGATCTTGGATGTGTTGGCACACATACAGAAGGCGGTCAGTATTATCCATGTAAAAATGCTGATGAATTATTTAAAACAGCATATCCAGTGCAATATGATACTTTAAAACCATCAACTTTTGAAACTGTCGATATGGCAATTTATGGATGGTTAAACCAAACTTTAGATGTTTTTGCAACAAGAAATGATGGTTGGCGCAAAGTGCCAATTGTTTGGTTAACACAAGAAAGAGCATTCCAGATTAAAGATGATAGAGAAATGAGAGAACTTGGAACAGAGTCTCTTAAATTTCCAATGATTTCAGTACAAAGAACCACAGTGCAGAAAACTGCCGTGAACGACTCACCAATCCCAGCAAAATTATTTGCTAGTGGGGATGGAACCACTTTAACAATTGCTAAAAAAGTAAAGCAATCAAAAACAAAAAACTTTGCAAATGCTACGAGTTTAAGATTATACAAGCAAAACAACTTTAAATTTGAAAATAAAAAGGTTGTTTATGAATATGCTACAGTTCCTTTGCCAATTTATCATGATCTTATGTATGAAATTAACTTGAGAGCAGAGTATCAACAACAAATAAACGACATGATAAGACCTTTTGCCACTTTCAATAATAATGTTAATCAGTTCATGGTTAGTGATAGTGGTCACAGTTATGAAGCGTTCTTGGAAACCAACTATGGAGTCACAAGCAACATAAGTAATTTAGCGAATAGTGAAAAGGTTTATGAAGCAACAATAAAAATTAAAGTTATCGGATACGTTATGGGTGCTGGACCAAACCAAAAAGGACCACAAGTTGCAAGAAAAGAAAATTTTGTCGAAGTGCGCTTTCCAAGAGAGCATGTCATGTTGGGTGATATTAATGAATTCTCAGATGACGGATATAGACCCTAGTCTTTGCCATATTTCAAAACTATTTACTGTAGCATAATTGGGAGATAATTTATGAGTGCCAGAAAATTTAAGTTTATTTCACCCGGTGTATTCCTAAACGAAATTGACAATTCACAACTACCAAACGAACCAAGAGAGATAGGTCCACTTTTTATTGGTAGAGCAAAATACGGTCCAGCAATGAGACCCGTAACAGTTGATTCGTTTGCTGAGTTTGTTCAGTTATACGGTGAACCAATTCCAGGTGGAAAGTCTGAAGATATTTGGAGAAACGGAAACGAGCAAACTCCAACATATGGCGCTTATGCTGCCCAGGCATGGTTAAGAAACTCATCAACTTGCACTTACATGAGACTCTTAGGTTCTGAAAACGCTGCTGCCGAAACATCTGGTAAAGCAGGTTGGAAGATTGAGGGTACGTCTCCACTTGGACTCGATATAGAAGCCACTCCACAATTCCCAGGGGCTGCAACTGGTTCTGCTTATGGTTTATTTGTTTTTACAAACAACTTGAGCGGAACGCTTGAAGCACAAGCAACTGGTTCTTTGGTTGCGACATGGTATGTCGAAGACGGAATGGTTGGTCTTGTTGGCAATGAATCATCAGGTATTCCAATCTCTAGAGCAACTGTTGGTAGTGGCAGTGCTAGATTGATTGGTGCTGACTCCAATAACCGATTCACTGTTGCCATCACAGGTTCAGGCGGATCATATTCAAAAAATCGTGTAATTTCATTCTCATTGAATGAGACAGACAAAGATTATCTCAGAAATGTATTTAATACAGATCCAACCCTTACTAACACGACTCTCACAAAAACTAGTCAGAGAGAAAGATACTGGTTAGGAGAGACTTACGCTCGCGAGTTCTTACAAAAAGTAAATCGTGGCGTTGTTACGGGTTCTGGTCATGCTAATACGTTGTTTGGAACTACAGATTATGTCGGTGTAATTTTACCATTGGCAACTGGTTCTGATGTCAGACACAGTAACAGACAAACTCCATTTGAGAATGGTGTAACAAGAAACAACCCAGCAACAGGATACGTGTTTGGTCAAGATCTAGGTGGTGCTTCAAGTAAAGACGTTTACGAATACAATGATATGACTAAATTGTTTAGATTCCATGCACTTGATCATGCTGAGTGGGCACAAAACAATCTTAAGATTTCAATTGCAAACATCAATTACTCACAAGATCAATTTAACAAGTACGGAACATTTGATGTCTTAATTCGCCGTGCAAATGATACTGATGCAGCACCAAACGTAATTGAGAGATTCAGCAATTGTAACTTGGACGCTAACTCTCTAGACTACATTGGTATAAAAATCGGTACTCAGTTTGTACAGTTTAATACTAATACAAGAAGACTAGAGACAAGAGGTGAATATCCAAATAATTCTAAGTACATTAGAGTAGAGATGGAAAAAGAGACTTACGATGAGTCAGATCTACCATTCGGATTCTATGGTCCTCTTAAGTACAAAGATTTTTCAATCACACCTTCAACAAACTTAACTCAAGCAAACTTTGGCGAGGGAATTGTAGGACTCGGCGCTAAAAACTTCTTAGCAGCAAGTATTACAGGTTCAATCACAGACTTAATTATAACCGGTTCAGGACTACAATTCCACGGATCTGGCAAAGGTCCAGAACTTAAGTTCCTTTACCCATCACACGAGTTAAGAATTTCAGGCAACCAAGATGGTCTCGCAGATCAAACTGACGCCTTCTGGGGTGTTTGGACTGGCATTTCTAAGACAAGCAACAAGTTTAACCGCGACTTTGCAGATCTTAACAGAATTAGAACAGATTCAATTACAAGTCCTCTAGAAGACACAACTTACTCAGAGTACCAGTTTGTCTTCTCATTAGATGAGATTAGCGGCAGTTCTGCTCTTTCCGCAGCAGTCGCTTGGGTTTCAGGTTCAAGAAAGAGCGGCGCAGCAATCTCTGCAAAGTCAGGTAATAGTTACAAGAACGTTATCGATGCAGGGTTTGATCGCTTTACAATGCCACTTTACGCTGGTTCTGACGGTCTCGATGTTACAGAGAAAGATCCCTTCAGAAACACTTACTTAAGCGTTGGTGGAAACTCTGAGACAGCAAACTATGCTTACAATACAGTAAAGGAAGCAATTGATATTGCAAGAGATTCTGAGTTTGTTCCATACAACTTAGTTTCAATTCCAGGTATTACAAATGAGCAGTTGACAACTCACCTCATCAACACTGCCGAATCAAGAGCAGACGCTCTAGCAGTTATCGATCTAAAGGGTGACTTCCAGCCATCACACGAATCAACCGCTAGTACATACCCCAACTTGACTAATACGATCACCAACTTAAAGAATCGTCAACTTAATTCAAGTTATGGTTGTGCTTACTACCCCTTCGTTCAGATCCGAGATACTCTACAGGGTCAGTTGGTTTACATGCCATCATCTGTTGTTGCAATCGGCGCAATGTCTTACACAGATAGAGTTAGAGCACCATGGTTCGCACCAGCAGGATTTAACCGTGGCGGTCTTTCAACCGGTGTTGCAGGTCTGCCAGTTATTAACGTAACACAAAAACTTACATCACAAGACAGAGACCTTCTATACGACGCAAATATTAACCCAATTGCCTCATTCCCAAATGAGGGCATTGTAATCTTTGGTCAGAAGACTCTACAGGTCACAAGAAGTGCTCTAGATAGAATTAACGTTCGCAGACTACTCCTCTTTATTAAGAAGGGTATCTCTAATATCTCTGCTGGTGTCTTGTTTGAACCAAACGTTCGCGCCACATGGGCACGTTTCATTGGTCAGGCAAATCCATTCTTAGCAGATGTGCAAGCAAGATTCGGTCTAGACGACTATAAGTTGGTTCTTGATGAGACAACAACAACACCAGACTTAGTTGATAGAAATATTCTATACGCTAAGGTCTACTTGAAACCAACAAGAGCAATTGAGTTTGTTGCTGTTGACTTTATCATCACCAATACTGGCGCATCTTTTGAGGATTAAACTAATTAATAGGAGAGTAGGAGATTAACAATGCCAAATAAAGCAACACCAATTCCACCATGGGCGTCAGTTAAAATTGAACCAAAGAGACAGTTTAAATTTATCTTGACTTTGGGCGAGATTCCAGCATGGGTTGTAACAGACGCATCCCGTCCAAGTCCAAGATTCAGTGGTCAGGTACAACATGAGTTCTTAGGTCATCAATTTAAATTCCCAGGAAAGTTACAGTGGAACGATGTTTCTGTTACTCTTGTTGAACCTATCGATCCTGATGTATCTGGTCTAGTTCTAGACGTTGTTAAGAAAGCGGGTTACAACACTCCATCAACTTGGACTGCCGATAACGAAGGTTGGCGTACAACATTCTCAAAAGAGAGATTTGTAAATGGCAACTTAGGTGACATCTCAATCAAGGTTTTAGATTCAGATGGCAACGTAGTTGAAAGATGGACTCTTAGAAACCCCTTTGTTAACGGTGTAACATACTCAAACTTACAGTATGGCGGTAACGCAATTAATACAGTTAAATTAGATTTTCAATATGATTATGCTGATTTAGAAATTTTTGAGGCAAACCAAAACACAACAGTAGCATAATTACTATAAATGTCTACTTCATCTGAAATACAAAGAAGAGCGAATTTAAGGGCACAGGCAGGAAGTCAAGAACAACTTGATCTTGCTGAGGTGCCCAACGCTGTAAGAATGTCTTTACAGTCTAACTGGCGATTCTTATTAAGGGTCCGTGGTGTTCCAGTTGCGATGGTTTCTGATGTATCACGTCCAAGTCCAAACTTTGGTTCCGCAGAAGAGTTCCAGTTGTTAAATTGGAAATTTAAAAATCCAAGTGGCATTGTAACATGGGATCCAATTACCTTTACTGTAAGGGAATCGTTTGATAATGGACTTTTAGACTCTATTTCTGGTATTGCTCTAAAAAAATATAAAGAATTAGGGTATGATAACCCTAACCAAATTGATGTTAACAATCTTAAAGATATGAGCAAGTCTAGTTTAATGGAATCCATGGGTGAAGTTGCTGTTCAAATAATCAATCCTGATGGTGATGTATACGAACAATGGACTCTTTACAATGCTTTTGTAACAGGAATTAAGTTTTCGCAGTTAAGTTACACTGGTGCTTCTTTATTGGGTACCACATTTACAGTAACTTATGATTGGGCATCTCTAACTTATGTTAACGACATTGGTACAACTACAACTTATTAGAAGAGGTTAAAATGCAAAAATTTAATATGGATAATTCATCCTCCAACAAATATGGGGGCATGACGCACTTTGTCAATCTTCCATCCGGTGGTGGATTTTATCCTGAAGGTCATCCACTTTATGGTCTTGATAAAGTTGAAGTCAAAATGATGACAACCAAAGAAGAAGATATTCTAACTAATCAATCTTATATTGAAAATGGTGTTGTTTTAGATAAACTATTTGAGTCAATTTTAATGATTGATGTCCAACCTAAAGATATGTTGGACGCAGACAAAATGGCAGTAATGATTGCTGCTAGAGTTGAAGCATATGGACCAGAGTATACTGTGACTTTGACTTGTAATAAATGTCAGAATTTTTATTTGTGGAATGTTGATTTGAGTTCTTTTGAACCTGCTGATGCATCCCCTGATTTTGAAAAAACACCAGGTGGAACATATGTTGTTGAGTTACCTAAAAGTCAGTCTATTGTTGAATTTCAACATCTTTTGCCAAATCAAATTGAATCAATAACAAAGACCGTTGATAAAATGAAGTCTCTAAACATCAACACAAACTTCAATACAGAGTTTTACAAAAGAGTTATTTTATCTGTTAATGGTGATGACAAGACAGAATTAATTTCTGCTTTTGTTGAGAATATGAAAATCTTGGATTCAAGAAAGTTTCTGAAAGCATATCAGTCCACGATGCCTTCTATGAATACCAACGTAAAATCTACTTGTCCTGAATGTGGTAATCAGAACGAAGGAGGTATGCCCGTACAGGGCAACTTTTTTTTCCCTGAATTCTAATTATGTACAGGACATATATGAAAGTTTCATATTTATGATCTCAAGTGGAGGGTGGAATTATTCTGATTTAATCCAATTGCCTATTTCAAAAAGGGACTGGATTATTGAAAAATTTGCCAACCTTCAAAAAGAGATTCATACTATAACAGAAGAGGAGTAAAGTCCCGCCATGAGCGAAGATCTTAGAAATTTTGCAGCAGGCACTTATAGAACAGCAAAAGAACAGACTGTTAGAGCGTTAAAAGCGTCAGGCATGAAAGACACTGATGCACAAAAAGTTGTTGCGGGTATGGATAATACCTTTGGGGCGTTTATTGATGCCGCCGCTGCCAGTGCTCAATCTTCGGCAATTGCTCTTACGCTTGACTTTTTTCAGAAAAGTGTTTTGGATAGACTTCCAAGTCTAAAAACATACTTAACCGACGTTGAGACAGCACAAAAGTCTTTTAACCAAACAATTGGTATTGAAGGTGCTGCTGCTTTAAACAAAGCAAAAGATGCTTTTATTGAATTAAATAGGAATGTTGAAAAGGGCGGTTTTGATTTTAAAAACTTTACTGACACCTATAAAGATTTTATTGCTGCAACTAGATTTGCACCAGTTGGTAAATTTGGAGATAACTTTGTTGAGGTCTCAAAAAAGATTGCAGAAAGTTCTCAAGTTATTGATAAATCAAAACTAATCAGTTTTACAAAAGAAGTTGGTCTTCAGATGGGAACAACCGCAACTGATGCACAGATGATGGGTGAACAATTGGTTGAAATGGCGTATCAGGCAGGGTTGCCAACCGACACTCTTTTGAAATTGAATCAAAGTTTGCTAAACTCAAATGTTGTTTTTGGATCGTCAACAGAAGATATGAGAAAACTAGCAGTGCAAACAGAGGCGTTTGGTCGATCTATGGGCACCACTGGTGAGGCAGTATCTAAACAATTATCGTCACTACTAACAATTCAAGGTAGAACACAATTTGCAGGTAGATTATCACAAATTGCTTCTCAGGTTGGTGCAGATGTTGATATAAGAGCGATCATGAGTTCAGACCCGGCAGAACAAGAAAGGGGCATTAGAGCATCATTACAGAGTTTTAGCAGAGCGTATCAGAAACTTCAAACTCCAGCACAAAAAAGAGCACTTGGATTGGTCTTGCAAAGAGCGTATAACTTACCAGCCGATGCCGTTAGAACTGCTTTGACACAAGGTTTAAATACTGAATCAGCATTACGAAAATTTGAGCAAGCGAGAAAGGCTGCCGCAGGTGGTATTCGTGACGAAACAAAACGTGCGTTTGTTACCCTTAAAGAGTCTATTGATGGTATGAAAAAGGCATTTCAATTGCAGGCAGGCGAAGCACAATTGAAAGCAATTCTTAAAGTGGGTGAAGAGACTCGACAAATTCAAAAAAGTCAATTAAGTGAAATTAAACAATTTAATAAACTTATTGCAGCGACAGCGAAAAAAGCAGCAGAACCAGTTCAAACAGTAATTGAAAGGGTTGGAAAAGAAGCACAGGAAGTACGCCGTAAAGCAAAACGTCGATAAATTTATTTTCAATATTCTATTTATAATATGGCAATTGGCATTACAGATATAGCAGAGGGTTTAATTCAAGGTCCAGGTGGATTGGGTGATGAATTATTTGGATCTGCTGGAAATGATCCAACTCTAGGAACTGCATTACCAGCAGAAGCAGAGTTGAGAAATAAATTAAATTTTGCAAACATCAGAGTTGCTTTTCCAACATCAGGCGGGCAATCAGCACTTGCAAATGTGTTGACATTAAACGCATTAAGTTTTCCAGCATATATTGCATCTTACTCTGATAACTTCTCAATTGGTTTTACACAAAATAGCGTATATGGTCGCACAGACCCAATTCCATCCTACAGTGGAACAACAAGAACAGTCTCTTTGGGATTAAAGATCCCCTGCTTTGATGCTGCTGATGCAAATGAGAACTTGAAAAAGATAAATACTTTTATTAAAAACATTTATCCATCTTACAATAAAATAAAACAGGATTTGATTATTGGATCTCCACCATTAGTTAGAATCAAGTTCGCAAACTTGATCGCTGATCATAAATTCACCTTTAAAGGATTGTTAGGATACATAACATCTTTTACATTTAATCCTGATATTACAAATGGATTCTATTTTAGCAAGTCCAATGAGGGAACAAACAACTTGTTTTTTCGATCCTATACAATCTCTTTTACAATGACAGTATTGCATGAGAGCGTTATTGGGTTTGTTAACGGCGAGTTTAACTCAAAGACAGATTACCCATATAGAACTGAAAACAGTTTCTTAAATCCAATCCAAAGACCCTCGCCAAGTGAACTAAAGTCAAGATTCGGAATATCTGGTGATTTATCTGAGGCAAAAATACTAAGTTAGGGTTAGAAAAAATGGCATCTCGTTACGAAAGAACAGAAAATGAAAACTTACGTGATTTAGACTACAAAAGAGTCTATGTCAAAAAGTTTGATAATGAAAGAAGAGAGTTTTTACCAATAGTGCAGACACTCAATATTCAATATCCATCTTTTGAAGAAATGTTGGAATTAGATTATGTTGATAGAGTTTGGACAATGGGTGATAGGTATCACAAATTAGCAGAAGCGTATTATGGTGACGCAACTTATTGGTGGGTGATCGCTTGGTTCAACAAGAAACCAACAGAAAGTCATATTAGTCCTGGCGATGTAATAAGAATACCTACTTCTTTAGGTTCTATATTATCAGCAATGGGGTATTAAATGGACTTTTATATACCAGCATACACTTCCGATGAGAAGGGGTCAACAGTTGAGCAACAAATCTTAACTCAAGTTTTATTACCACAAATAAGTAATAAATCGGCAGATGGTTATTTGTATGCAAATATAAAACAGCAGCAGATCAAAAATTTAAAAAAGTTCCCTAAAAGTAATTTAATATCTTTACACCCATCATTCGGTTGCGATTTTGAGTCTTATGCAAAAAATGCTAAGACAGAAATGAGAAAAGAACATGTCCAGATTATGGAGAAGATAAAAACTGAGAAGTTGTCTGCTCTAACACCCTATGCTCAATTTTATTTAGTTGATAGAAGTTCTGGTAACAAAATTCAAGATCTTAAAAAAAATGCAATCCCAATAATTTTTAACAAATCATTTGATATTGAATATTTCATAAAAAATCGTGGGAAGACAGCATCGAGAGGCGAAGGTGCTGGTATTAAATCAATTACAGTTAATCGTCAGTATGATATTACCGGAGATTTTGATCCGATTACTTTAAATGCTCAGTTCTTCTTTTCATCTTATGATGTGTTTATTAGAAAACCAGCGGTTGATAAAGGTAGATTATATGGGGTTTCCTACAAAAGCAATTTGAGTGGTCCGTTTGTTGGAACCAACTTTTTTGAAAGGGCAAAATTTGTAACCTACAAAGAGTTGATTAGAAGACCTCCAAAGAAGGACGATGAAGACTCACAGGTTAAGGGTTTCAATCTCTTGTTGGAATATGGATGGACTTTCAGTGAGGGTGTTTCACCATTAATATTAACTCCAAAAGAAAGAGAAGTTATTAATAAGTTTGAAAAGTCTTACTTTGTATTAAACGCCCTCCAGCACTCAATAAACTTTAATGCTGATGGCAGTTTTACTCTTAATGTTGAGTATATTCCAAAACAACTTGTAGATTCAAACGACAGTCAAAATTTTAAAACAGGTATCTTAACATTGCCTTCTTTTATAGACGCCAATGCTAAAGACGAAAAAAGAAAAAGTAGAATTAAGCAATTACAGAAAGACATTAAACAGTATCAAGAATTTATTAAACAAAAAGCAACAAAAAACCTTAAAGACAAAACAGTTAAGTTAAATAAAGAAGAGATCACAGAAGCAAAAAGATTGTTGAAAAAATATAAGACTGATTTGAAAAAACTTCAAGGCAATACAAAATTTTCCGAGTATGCTAGAGATATAATAACTTTAGCAAGAAAGCGTAATTTGACAAACAAATTTACATATGAAATAAAAAAGTTTTCAGTTGACGGCGAAGGTCCACGGAAGATACAATACAAAGTTAAAAATGAAATAAAACTACCAGACATTACTCCGCTAAACGGAATAACTGAAAAAAGTTTTACAGTAAAGGTTGATGACTTCCGAGATAAACTTTTAAAATATTTTGAAACTCTTCGAAAAAATGAACCACCTGCTGCACCAGGAGATTCTTATAGTGATAAGATCATCGAAGCGTTTAACTTGGTTGGACCAGGCGGCACCGACCTTGAGAAAGATGCAGCAAATAAAATTATAGAAGAAGTATTTAATCTATCTTATGCTGAGACAAAATCTGGTCCAGTTACCATTGAGTTTATATTTGTTCGTGATATTATAAATTTAGTTTCATATATTGCAGAGAGAAGTTTAGATAATCCCAAACCACCACCCACTATTATTTTAGGAAACATCCCTTTTCCTTTGCCAAGTGGAGATAAGTTTTGGTGCAACATTGGTGATATTCCATTAACTGTTGATGTGGCAAAAGTATTATTTCGTGAATTCTTTAAAATTTATCCAGAAGCAAACCCAACACAATTTTTTCAATTTTTATTTAATAAGTTTTTTAAGAATTACTTAATTGATAGTTCACAACAAAAATCAGCATTGCCAACCATCGCTAGAAGTTTCATAAATTTTTCAAATTCTGAATTTTTTAAAGATAATTCTACTAGAGGGTTTAGACCGCAGATCGATCTTTTGGTCGGTGAGAGAAAATACTTTGATGAATTTTGCAGCAAGTATTTTAATGATGCGGATATTAAATCCGCAGAAGGATGTATTTTTTATGGTCAGGCATTTAACCTTTTCTATGAGAATTCAAAACTTTTCATGTCAGAGAGATTGAATGCATTTAGAGAAAACTTCTTTAAAGATGATAACAAATTGCAGGAGTTTGGTATTGGTAAACTAGTTTTAGGTTCAGCAGATGGACTACTTCAGAACATAACATTCAATGCGAGTTCTGATGAGTTCCTTACAAATCTTTCCTACGAGTTAAATGTTTTAAAACCTGAAGTAGCAAGCGATATTATATCAACAAACTATCAATACAATATCAACGCCACTCTTTTTGGAAATAAGATTTATGATTTTAGTAATCTTGTTTATGTTCCCAGTTATACTCTTGGAAAGACAACTCCAATTTCTTTACCAGAAGATTTAGTAAATAAAAGTCAAGAAGAAATTAACAAATTAAAAAAAGAAGCAGCAACAAATGATTTTGAGATCGGTGGGTTGTACACAATCTTGCAGGTTACTGATAACTTACAACTCGACGCAGGGCAATACACTAAGTCTTTAAACGCTTCTTGTATTTTGAGAGACTCTGCTATTTTGGTTAGAGAATTGGCAAAGTATGATAAGAGCATCAGGAAGTCTGTTTTAAACCCCTCTACTAATTTATCAGTTTCCATAATAAATTATGTTGGTATTAATGCTGAGGCAATGTTAAAAAGAAAAGAAGGTCCAATCAATAAAATTATTAGTAAAAAGGATAAGGCACAAGAAGAGGACCTTATTGCAGACTTGGACAATATAGAGATCGAAGCCAACGCGGACGTTGAAGAAATTACTGTGATTGACAATCCCAGTCCACTTGCAAATGCTGAGAAAGTAGTTAATCAGGGTGGTGTAAACCAATAGGTTGAAATTTAATTATGAAGATTAATCTTAAAGAATTATTAGCAGAAACTCCGGTTCAACCCAAACCAAAATTGCCACAAGTGTTAATAGAGGTTCCTGTTGAATCCGATGGTACAAAAGATTTATATGAGTCAAGAAAGACCTATAAACAAAAAGTAAACGAGGACAATCTTCCTGTTGGTGTAGATAATTTTAAAGGTCAGGTTTTAAAAAACCAGTTGGATCTCTGGTATGGAAGAAAAAAATATGGCAAGTATGACTATGACGATAGAATAGTAAAGTTTATAGCATTGCTAACAGCTTTGAAAAAAGTCGAAGGAACAGACTTCTCTTTAATAAACTTTGTAACAGATGCGGTAAACAATTTCTTATTGCAATATAATCAAGAAAGACCCACCCATCCAAGAAGCAAGTTAAATAATATAACAATAAAAAGGGCATATCAGGAGACTGAAAACTATAGAGGATATTCAAATAAGTTGTATGTTCAATTTTTTAACGAGGTTCTAGACCCAATTAAATATTCAAACAAAATTTCTAATTTTGATGACTTTATTAATCTATTTTATGTATGGTTCTCTGAAAAAAATACTTTTGCTACAAAGACTGGATTTTTTGAATCTAGTGAATATAACATATATAATACTGGTCTTGCATTTGATTATTTTACTGTAAATAGTGAATCTGATATAAACACAATTTTAAACGATGTTAGATTTCCAGTTTTAAATTATGTTGCTAAGATCAATGGTTTAAGGGTGGATCCAAATTATCCTGCAAGATTAATAGCAGATATTCAATCAGAAAAATTAGTAAATCTTTTTATATCAAAATATTTTCCCGCTGACACTAAAGCATCTGATTTACCCAAACTTGTCTATAAAAAATATTTTCAATCAGTAAATTTTAATGAGTCTAGTGAACAAAAAATATTAGAATTTATGAGTTTTATTGCAGAGATGTACAACAGATTTATTGAAAAATATTCAAATATTTCTGAATTTAATTCTGATTCTTCATTTAAAAATAAGTTTGAGACAAACAAGATTAAAAGAAAGAAAGCAGTCTTTGGTGACTTTACAGTTGAGCGAAGCGATGGTTCAAGTTCGATTAAAAAAAGCAGCGTTGAATACTATATTAAATTTAGAGCAATTGAAAAGCGTGTTAAATTAACAAAATCCGAGTTGAAAAACTTAACAAAGACAGTACACAATATTATCACTCTATATAATCAAAAAAACTTTCAATTAAAAACTATTACAGAAAAATTATATATCTTAAACCAAGCAATAAATTATTTAGAGTTGTATTTAAACACCAGAAGTAAAACAACGGATGATGAAAACAAAAAAGATTTTAAATTTTTTATTAAAAGAGCCAAAGAAAAACCCTTGACAGGTACTGAAGAGTTTGCTACTCTTGTAGAGCAGGATGAAGAAGGAAACATATTCTCTGTTTCACCTGTCGATATTAGTACAGACTTTTCTTAAGGACTTAATGTTTTTCTCAAAAATTGATTCAAAAAATAACTGCAAGAGCATCTATGCAGATGATAAAGTATTCTCAGATTATGACGAGGGTATGAAGTATACTTGGACTTATCAAGAGGATTTACCACAGGATGTTAAGTTTGTAAAACTGTTCTGTGGTGGAAAAGATTACTTGGAACTGCTCCCAAAACATGATGCAGATGAGTACAAGTCACTTGAGAGCAAGATCAAAAATACTCTCAAGTCATACAGCGTGTGTGGGTATGACCCTCGTGGACATTGTTTAGATGAATTGGTAGGCAAGACTTTTATTGAAGATTTTTTCAATCTCAAGAATAAAGCGATGGAACTTGCAGTAAAGAACTTTCCAGAACCAAAGAATTATGGTCAGTTAGAGAAAATTGAACGTTTAGTTCATTCTATTTCAAAGCACCAATTGAACTTGGACCTTACTAATGTTTATACGGCAGCGAATGACAACCGTATCAGGAAGATCATCAAGAGGTATTCAAGTAGTCCCGCCTTCATCCACTATAACACCTTCGGGACTGTTACAGGGCGGTTATCTACTACCCCCTCTTCATTTCCCATCCTCACCCTAAACAAAGATTATCGCACTATGATTACACCAAACAATGGTGTTTTCATTGAGTTTGATTATAATGCCTTTGAATTGCGTGTTTTAACCGCTCTGCTTGGGCGTGAACAACCGAAAGGGGATATCCACGACTGGAACATCAAGAATATATTTAAGGACGGTACAAGTCGTTCTGAAGCGAAACAGAGAATATTTGCTTGGTTGTATAATCCCAACTCCAAGGATAAACTTTTATCTGAGAAGTATGATCGAAAAGGTCTGTTGAAAAAATATTTTTCTGATGGTAAGATTGTAACCGACTTTGACCGCGAAATTGAGGCAGATGATTATCATGCACTCAACTATCTAATCCAAAGTACGGCATCTGACTTGTTTTTAGAACAGGTGTATAAGGTATTTAAGATTTTAGAAGACAATAACGCTAAATCTTATGTATCGATGCTTATTCATGATAGTATGATTTTAGATTTTGATAGGATGGATTACAAACTATTAAACCAAATCAAGGATGCCTTCAAGCAGACAAGATATGGTGACTTCAAACTAAATATTCAGGTCGGAAGGACACTAGGAGATCTAAGCACAGAATGGAAGTAATTGGTATTGGTAATGCAGGGCGTGAGATCTGTAAAATATTTGAGCAGAAAGGATATAAAACATACTCTATTGACAATCACAGCGATGCTTTTGTAAAGTTTCCTAAAGTAAAGACGATTGAAGAGGCAGAAAAGGTTCAAATTAATCTTGAAGAACTAAAAAATAATATAAAATCGGACCATATTCTGTGTGTAATGGCAGGATCTGGACTCATAACAGGTGCTTGTCTTAGAATTTTAGAGAATTTCAGTGATAAGAAGATTGATTTTCTTTATATTCAACCTGATACTTCATTTATGAACAATAATGGTAAGACAAGAGAGCGAGTTGTAAGGAATATTCTACAAGAGTTTGCTCGTTCAGGGTTATTCAACAAAATGTGGATGGTTTCCAACAAAAGTATCTCTAACCTCTCGTCAGATATATCGATTGGCAATTATTTTGAGAAGGTCAACGAGAAAGTAGTTGACATGTGGCACCTGATGGAGTATTATGGACAGGCATCTGCGTTGATGGGGAACTTGGAAGAACCACAAGAGCAGAATAGGATCGCAACTTTTGGTCTGTATAGTTTGAACGACGAAACAGAGCAGAAGTTCTATGAACTGGAAGGAGTAAGAGAAAAACACTTTTACTTTACTTTTAGTGAAGAAACATTGAAAGAAACAGGCAATGTTTTAGAATTAGTATCCCGTAAATTGGATAAAGCAAGAGAAAATGAATTTCAGGAAGTATCTTACGGATTTTTCTCATCGGGATATACTGTTGACAAAGTGTACATAATGTACTATACTAATCATATACAAAGCGAGACAGGAAAATCACCTGTCTTATAAAGGAGAAAATAATATGGCTATTGATTTGAAAAAAATGCGAGCAAAACTCGCTTCTACAGAGAACAAGGGTGGAGGTTCTAACAAGAATCTATTTTGGAAACCCACAGACGGCGAATCCGTCATTCGTATTGTTCCAGATGCAGACGGTGACCCCTTCAAGGAGTATTGGTTCCATTATAATGTTGCTAACGCCCCTGGTTTCCTATCACCTAAGAAGAATTTTGGTGAGGAGGATGTGCTAGATAAGTATGTTCGCAAGTTGTTCAATGATGGTACAGAGGAAAGTCGTGATGAAGCAAAGAAGTTGATGGCAAAGCAGCGTTTCTTTTCCCCGGTAATCGTCCGTGGTGAAGAGGAGAAGGGCGTTCGTCTTTGGGGTTACAGCAAGACTGTTTATCAGAAGCTACTTCAGTTGGTTCTAAATCCAGAGTACGGTGATATTACCGACCCAGAGGAAGGCACAGATCTTACTATTAATTATGGTAAGAAGGCAGGTCAGATGTTCCCAAGCACTGACATCTTCCCAGCACGTCGTACATCACCTCTACACAAGGATCGTGAGTTGGCTAAGGAGTTGGTTGAGACTGAGATTCAGTATGATAATGTCTTTACTAAGAAGACAACTGATGAGGTCCAGCAACTGTTGGAACAACATCTATCAGGTGATACTGATGACAGCACAGGTACTGTTCAGTATGCACAGACTACCGATGACGCAGCAGACCAAGCATTTAAATCCTTGCTTTCTGCTTAAATAAGTGGTATAATGGGCGAGGGGGAATTTCCCCCTCGCCTTATTCTATGGAGACAAAATGGCAAAAACAAAAAGCGGCAAATTGTCTATTGCCGATATGAAAAAATTGATAAACAAGAAAGCAGGCGTTAACGTTGCTTTTTCTTTATCAGATGACAACCCAACAGAAGTAAATCAGTTTATCCCGACTGGGTGTAGATGGTTAGATGGTATTATCAAGCGTGGCGATTGGGGTGGCATTCCTGTGGGTAAGGTTAGTGAGATTGCTGGGTTAGAAGCAACTGGCAAGTCTTATATGGCAGCACAGATTGCAGGTAATGCCCAAAGAATGGGAATTGATGTTGTTTATTTCGATTCAGAAAGTTCTATTGATCCAGGTTTCTTAGCAAATGCTGGATGTGATATTGAGAAATTACTTTATGTCCAGGCGAGTTCGGTAGAGTTTGTGCTGGAAACTATTGAGAGTTTGTTGGCAAATAATGACAGTCAAATGCTTTTTATCTGGGATAGTATGGCACTTACACCATCTGTTTCTGATATTGAGTCGGACTTTAATCCACTCTCTACAATGGCAGTGAAACCTCGTATTCTTTCCAAGGGTATGTCTAAGTTAATCCAACCGATTGCAAATACAAAGTCAACTTTGCTTATTCTAAATCAGTTGAAGACCAATATTACAAGAAATACAGCAGAGGCAATGACAACTCCTTACTTTACTCCAGGTGGTAAGGCACTTGCTTATTCTTATTCTTTGCGTATCTGGTTAACAGCACGTAAGGGCAAGTCATCTTTCATCTTTGATGATAAGGGATTTAGGATTGGTACAGAGGTCAAGGCAAAGATTGAGAAGTCCCGCTTTGGAACTCAGGGACGTAACTGCGCTTTCAAGATTTTGTGGGCAGGTGAACAAGTCAAGATCATGGACAAGGAAAGTTGGTTTGAGGCAATCAAGTCGTCTGATAAACTAACAAATGCTGGAGCATGGTTCACTCTACATCACGATGATGGGACACAAGATAAATTCCAATCAAAGCAGTGGTTAAGCAAGTTAGAAGAAGAAAAATTTTATAATACAGTACAGAAGTTATTAGAAGAAGAAGTTGTAATGAAGTTTGACAAGCGTATTGGGGACTCAAGCGATTTTTATGAGGATAAGAAGGAGAAATGATGAACTCATCTAAAAAGGGATCACACAGCAAAATTAGTAAAAAGAAGACAAATCAAGGAAATGGAACTTTCAGTAAGAAGTTTCATAACAAGCGATCAAAAACATATAAGAAACGATACAGAGGACAAGGTAAATGACAGAAAGATCTCTAATAATTGACGGCACAAATATATTCTACAGGGCATATGTAGTAAATCCATCTTTATCTAACAGCGGTTTACCCGTTGGTGGGCTGGTTGGTTTCCTAAAGTCACTACAAAAACTTATTAGAGAAATGAAACCAACTAAGGTTTTCGTTTGTTGGGATGGGGCAGGCGGGTCTTCACGAAGAAGATCTGTCGTGTCCTCATACAAGGAAGGTAGAAAAGCAATTAGATTGAATAGATCTACAGGTGTTTCGCTTTCCTTGGAAGAAGAAAATCAAAGTAAAATTCGTCAAATACTCAGATTGTTTGAGTATCTTGACAATTTGCCCCTCATTCAGTTGATACACGATGGTGTTGAAGCAGATGACATGATTTCTATTTTATGTCAGGAGTTGAGGGGCGAGCAAAAAATAATTGTTTCAAGTGATAAAGATTTTTATCAATTGTTGGATGATGAGACAATTATTTATCGTCCAGTGCAAGCAGTATTCAAAAATAAAAAGGATATTGTGGACGAGTTTCAAATTCATCCAAATAACTTTGCCCTAGCAAGAGCGGTTAGTGGTGATAAAAGTGATAATTTACAAGGCGTCAAAGGAGCAGGGTTGAAGACCCTAGCAAAGCGTTTCCCCTTTTTGGTAGAGGAAAAAGATTATAGTTTAACTGATTTAGTTGATGCGTGCGAAGAAACAGAGAACAAGTTAAAGATCCATGAAGGCATTATTGACAATTACGACAAGATTCTAAAAAACTACAAGATTATGCAACTATACGTCCCGAGTGTTTCATTCCAGGTGAGAGAGATAGTAAAGAATTCGAAAGATAACTATTCAAGATATTACAATAAAACAGAGATTGTTAAGATGATGTTTACGGATGGTTTCCCACAAATCAGTTGGACAGACCTTTTTGCTCACTCAAATAGGATTGCTTCCTTAAAGGACTAATTATATTCGGAGGTTTTGAGATGAAAAATTTCAAAGAAATAGTATACGGTAATCTTTTTGAGGTAAAAAATCCAGGTAAGTACAAAACTGGAATGGAGAAAGGTTACGACAATGACGGTGATGGCGTTCCAAATGGTGCCGATAAAGATCCTGAAGATGGTGCAGTACAGGAAGAAGTTGAAATCGCTGAAGAACTTCTAGAAGAAGCAGATCCAGAAGACACCGAAGAATAATATCACTTGACATCAACAGCCATTCTTGCTATAGTGGTAGACCCAACAAAAGGTGATCTATGCGTACAAGCGAGAAAGTGGACTTTTCAAAGTTCGGAAATATGTTTCAAGAGAACCTTGCCAAACTTATCCTAATGGATAGGGCATACTCTGACCAGATTGGCGAGGTACTTGAAACTGAATATTTTGAAACGAAATATCTGAAAAGATTCACAAATTTAATTTATCAATATAAAGAAAAATATGAAGTTCATCCGTCGATGAACCTCATGGCATCTCTAATCAATACAGAGATGGACAAGGAAGACGACTTAGTAATCAAACAAGTCCGTGATTTCCTTATTCGTATTCACTCAGACCCAGCAGTGCAGGGTGAGGAATATATCAAAGATACTGCTTTGGACTTTTGTAAGAAGCAGAAACTAAAAGAAGCGATCGTAAAATCAGTTCGTCTTTTAGAGAAATCTTCATTTGACGAGATTAGTGATTTGATTAACGAAGCACTGAAGTTGGGTCAGTCAAATGACTTTGGTTATCATTATCTAAAAGATTTTGAGAAGCGTTTTGAGATTAAAATTCGCAGTCCGCTGACAACAGGGTGGAAAACCTTTGACGACCTAATGCAAGGTGGACTTGGTGCTGGTGAACTTGGCGTTGCCATGGCAGGAACTGGTGCCGGTAAAAGTCATATTCTTGCTCACTTAGGCGCTCAAGCGTTGAAAAATGAAAAGACTGTAGTGCATTATACTCTAGAACTTTCTGAGACAGTTGTTGCACGTCGTTATGATTCATGTATCACAGGCGTAAAACTGAAAGATCTAAACGTGTTTAAGGATAATATTTTAGAGAAGGTCAAAGATATTAAGGGCACTTTGATTGTAAAAGAGTACCCAACAAAATCAATTACTACTACGGCAATTAAGAACCATCTTTCCAAGTTGAAGATGCGTGGAATTGAACCAGATGTTATTATTGTTGATTATGCTGATCTGATCAGTCCTAAAAAGAGTTATGGTGAAAAACGACACGATTTAGAGTCAATTTATGAGGAGTTGCGAGGAATTGCACAAGAAAATAAATGTCCCATTTGGACCGTTTCTCAGACGAATAGGACAGGGTACAACGCAGAACTTGTAACAATGGAGTCAATTTCGGAGGCTTTTTCCAAATGTTTTGTTGCCGACTTCATATTTACTCTATCCCGAACTACCGAGGATAAAAATAATAACAGTGGCAGGTTCTTTGTGGCTAAAAACCGATTCGGTCCCGATGGGTTGATTTATCCGGTTCACATGGATACAAGCAATGTAAAAATTAGAGTAGAAAAGAATTCAGTCGATCCAGCGGATGTCAGCAAAAATGCTGCGAAAGAACAAAAAGATATGTTAAGAGAAAAATATAAAGAATTGCAACAAGAAATGAAAGGAGATAAATAATGGAAATAGCATCAGAAATTTTGTCAGATATTACCGTACACATGAAGTACGCTAGATACCTGCCAGAACAACAACGTAGAGAAAACTGGGTAGAACTTTGCACTCGTAACAGAGATATGCATATTAAGAAATACCCAGAGTTAAAGAAGGAAATTGCCGAAGTATATGAAAACTTTGTCATACCAAAGAAGGTCTTGCCTTCAATGAGATCCATGCAGTTTGCTGGCAAACCAATTGAAGTTGCCCCAAACCGTGTATATAACTGCGCTTATATGCCAATCGATCACCCTGATGCTTTTGCAGAGTGCATGTTCCTTTTATTAGGTGGAACTGGCGTTGGTTTTTCTGTCCAGGCACACCATGTTGAGAAACTGCCAGAGATCCGCAGACCAAACCCAAAGCGTACTCGCCGTTTCTTAGTGTCTGATTCTATTGAGGGTTGGGCTGATTCTGTAAAGGCACTTGTTTATTCTTATTTCAAGGGCACATCTAAACTTCGTTTTGATTTCAGCGACATTCGTCCAAAGGGTGCTCGTCTTATAACCTCTGGTGGTAAGGCACCAGGACCCCAACCACTACGTGAGTGCTTGGTGAAGGTTGAGGGCATTCTCTCAGAGAAGGCGAACGGCGACAAACTTGAAACAATTGAGGTCCACGATATGATTTGCCATATTGCCGATGCTGTTCTAGCAGGCGGTATTCGCAGAGCAGCACTTATTTCACTCTTCTCAGCAGATGATGATGAAATGATTGCAGCTAAGTCGGGCAGTTGGTGGGAGGCAAACCCACAACGAGGTCGTGCAAACAATTCAGCAGTAATTCTACGTCACAAGGTTGATAAAGAATATTTTATGTCACTTTGGGATCGTATTAAGAAATCAGGATCAGGTGAACCAGGAATTTACCTTTCCAACGACAAAGACTGGGGTACAAACCCTTGTTGCGAGATTGCTCTCAGACCGTACCAATTTTGTAACTTAACTGAGGTAAATGCTTCAGATTTAGAGGACCAAGAAGAGTACGAATCCCGAGTTAAGGCAGCAGCATTTTTAGGCACCCTACAAGCGGGTTACACGGACTTTCATTATTTACGCGATGTATGGCGTAGAAACACTGAGAAAGACGCTCTAATCGGTGTCTCGATGACAGGAATCGGATCTGGTGCTGTCCTCAACTTAGACATGGAGGCAGGTGCTAAAGCAGTTAAGGAAGAGAATAGTAGAGTTGCAAATCTGATTGATATCCGCGAGGCAGCGAGAACAACATGTGTTAAACCAGCAGGTACAACCTCCCTAACACTTGGAACCTCTTCTGGTATTCACGCTTGGCATAATGATTATTATATTCGTCGTCTACGAGTCGGTAAAAATGAAGCAATTTACAATTACTTATCTCTGGCACACGAGGAGTTGATTGAGGATGAGTATTTTCGACCCCATGATACTGCCGTTGTTTCTATCCCACAAAAGTCTCCAGAAGGAGCAATTTATCGAACAGAATCAGCGATGTCAATGCTCAAGCGAGTGGCAAAGGTCTCAAACGAGTGGGTTCGTAAAGGTCATAGAAAGGGTCAAAACACTCACAACGTTTCCGCAACTGTAAGCATTCGTGAGTCTGAATGGGCAGATGTTGGTGAGTGGATGTGGGAAAACCGCGATGTGTATAATGGTCTTTCAGTTCTACCTTACGATGGTGGTAATTACGATCAAGCACCTTTTGAGGACTGCTCTAAGGAAACTTATGAGGTTATGCTTCAGTCATTGACTAAAGTTGATCTAAATAATGTTTATGAGGCAGAGGACAACACTGATTTATCAGGCGAACTTGCTTGTGCAGGAGGCGCTTGCGAAGTTGTGTAGTTTGTTTTAGTTGTTGGGGTTACGGGGCAGGGTGTTTATCTTCCTGCCCTAACTATTTATAAGACAAACCGACATAAAATATACAACTTACGAGGAACAGAATATGTCTGAAGAAAGAATAAACGCAGCAATTGAGTTTACAGAGTTAAAGGGAGCACTAAAAAGGATCGAGGATGCCATCATGACGATGAAGGAAAAAAATGAAGAAATGGCAGATGATATTACAAAAATCAAAGAGGCGATCTACAACCCAGATCAAGGCATTTATTCACGTCTAAAAGAACTTGAAGCGTGGAAGCAAAACATGAGTAAGGTTCTTTGGATTGGAGCAACAGGGATCATCGGATCCGTTGGCGTTGCAATTTGGGAAGTTTTAAAAAACACATAAGGATAAAAAATGTTACTAAAAAAAGGTTCATCCGGTCATCAAGTAGTTGAACTACAAGAGGGTCTTGAAGCATTGGGTTACGAATTAGGTGCCTGTGATGGTGCTTTTGGTCCAGCAACAGAAAAAGAAGTTAAAAAGTTCCAAGCAGAAAATGGACTAAAAGCAGATGGATTAGCAGGCAAAGGAACAATTGGCAAACTAAATGAGTTGCTAAATGCCAGAAACATTGAGATTCAAGTTGGCGAAGATAATCAAAATGAAGAGGACTTACCACCAGATGAAAAGTTAAGTTGGGTAAAGTGCCCAGCAGATAAGTTCCCAGGTAGAGCAGGATACACCCGTGTAACACTCCGTTCAGATGCCGCAGAGGCGTACAATGCCCTCTACGAAGAAGTACAAGAGTTGGGTGGTTACTTGACTTCAGCAGGCGGTAGAAGAGGTTTAGCATCCAAAGCAGGTGCGGCTCGTTCTAAAAAGTCAATGCATTATGTAGGTTTGGCATTTGACATGGCATTACCCACAGGCATGTACAAACCAGAAAAAGATCCTTATGTTATTGAAGATGTTGGGAATCGCCGTTGGAAGGTCTGGATGAGATGCGACAAAGGCGAAGAAATGACAGTCGAAGGAACTTATGTAACTCGTTCAGGCGGCAAGACAAAGTTGAATAAAAAAGAAGTCACAGATAAGTTTGTAGATTTTACAGCACTCGCTAAAAAGCATGGTTTTCACTCCATTCGTGCCCGTAGTTCATTCTTTAGAGGTGGTTCCTATGGTGGAGCAGAATGGTGGCATTTTCAATATGAAAACACACTTACAGTCGGCAAGTCCACTTTTGGCGAAGAACTACTAAAAGTTTATCCACTCGCCAAAGCAAAGCGATTTGTTTATTGGAACCAGTCAAAAGATTGCGTTTTCGGAAAGAACTGGTTTTAGTTCTTGACATGAACCCCAAGATCACCTATAATAAACTAGTGAGGTCGGAATGAAGAGATTTCAATTTATTATTCATAATCCAAAAACAGAAGAAATAAAGA